CCAAGGGTAAGATGAGTGCAGCTTATTGGGCTAACAAAGTTAAATGGTGACTAACATGAAAATGACAAAAGCTGGTCAGAAGAAAGTTGGCAAGGTCATGGGTGAGTACAAAGAAGGTACTTTGCACTCTGGCAAAGGCGGTAAAGTTGTAAAGAGCCGTGACCAAGCTATTGCTATTGCTATGGCTGAAGCTGCTAAGAAAATGGGTAGGATGAAATAAAACCTTGGCTAGTGGTATAAACTAGCCTTTTAACTTCACCAACCCGAAAGGGAGTGATACAACATGACACAAAATCGTAAATTAGAATGGCGTTCAGTATCTACATTGATTCCATACGCTAGGAACTCACGCACACATTCTGATGAACAGATTGCTCAGATAGCAGCAAGCATTAAAGAGTTTGGGTGGACTAACCCAATTCTTATTGATGGCGACAACGGCATCATTGCAGGTCATGGCAGACTTTCTGCTGCTCGTAAGCTAGGACATGAGGAAGTTCCAGTTATAGAGTTAAAAGACCTAACCGAAACCCAACGCAAGGCTTACATCATTGCCGACAACCGCCTAGCCCTAAACGCAGGGTGGGACAATGAAATGCTGACTATTGAGTTAAATGACTTGTTGGCTGATGGGTTTGCATTAGACATATTGGGTTTTGACTCTAAAGAGTTAGCAGCATTGCTTGAGCCAGAAGTGGTAGAGGGGCTAACAGATGAGGATGCTGCGCCACCATTGCCTGATGAGCCTAAAACTAAACTAGGCGACATTTACCAACTTGGCAACCATAGGTTAATGTGTGGTGACAGTACAAGCGTAGATGCTGTTCAAACCTTATTAGAAGGTCAACGAGCAGACATGGTATTTACTGACCCACCATACAACGTAGCATTTAATGGGCGTAGCGGTAAGTTTGACGTAATTAAAAACGATGACTTACCTGATGACCAATTTGCCCAATTTATCCAAGATTGGTTACAAACCTTTGAGGCGTTCCGACCAAACAGCTACTATATTTGCTGTAATTGGGCTTTTTATGGCATTTTGCAATCAGCCCTTAAACCCAAGGCTTGCATTGTTTGGGCTAAGAATGTATTTGGTTTAGGTAGAGGTTACAGGCATCAACATGAGTTTATTGTGTTTGATGGCTTAATTGACCCAGACATTAAAAACGAATCAGATTTGTGGAACATTGCTAAAGATAGCAAATATGTACATCCAACCCAAAAGCCTGTTGCCATTAGTGAACGTGCCATTAAAAATAGTACCAAGTCTAAAAACATTGTATTGGACTACTTTGGTGGGTCTGGAAGCACTTTAATTGCTTGCGAAAAACAAAACCGCCAAGCTAGGGTTATGGAACTAGACCCTAAGTATTGCGATGTCATAGTAAAGCGTTGGGAAGACTTTACTGGTAAAAAAGCTACGTTAGTAAACGCTAACGAAGAACTTTCGGAGATATAAAATGCAACAGGGTAAAAAATATGAGCCTACCGATGAGAACAAGAAGCTAGTAAAGACTCTGGCTGCTGTTGGTATTACCTTTGAAGACATAGCTACCAAGCTGGAGATTAGTTCCGATACATTAGTAAAGTATTACAAGAAGGAACTGGATGATGGGCGCATCGATGCTAACGCTAGTATTGGACAAACCTTATTCCAACAAGCAAAGAACGGCAATACTGCTGCTGCTATCTTTTGGTTAAAGACTAGGGCTAGATGGAAAGAAACCCATGCTGTCGAGCATAGTGGACCAGAAGGTTCTGAACTGGTCATTAAATGGCAGAGTTAATAATTCCTTATAAACCAAGGGAACACCAGTTAAGGGTGCATCAATTATTAGAAGGCAAACGCTTTGCAGTAGTAGTTGCTCACAGGCGGTTCGGTAAGACTGTTGCTGCCCTAAACCACATTATTCGTGAATCGTTGCTTAACCAAAAAGAAGCACCAAGGTACGCCTATATAGCACCGACCTACGGACAAGCCAAGCGGGTGGCGTGGGACTACCTTGTTAAGTACGCAGAGCCGTTAGGCGGTACGACAAACATCTCAGAGTTACGAGTTGACTTCTGGGGTAGGCGTATTCAGCTATATGGCTCAGACAATCCTGATTCCTTGCGAGGTCAATACTTTGATGGGGTAATTATTGATGAGGTGGGTGACCAGAATCCTAAGATATGGACTGATATTGTTAGACCTGCCCTGACAGACAGAAAAGGCTGGTGCTTATTCATTGGTACACCAAAGGGCCATAACCACTTTAAAGAACTGCGAGACAGGGCAGAGAAGGAAGAAGGATGGGGTTTGCTAGAGTTCAAAGCCTCAGAGACAGGCGTGGTAGATGAGGTAGAACTAAAGGCTGCTAAGAATGAGATGGGGGAAGATAAGTACCGCCAAGAGTTTGAGTGTAGCTTTGACGCTGCTGTAGAAGGCTCTTACTATGGGCAAATCCTCAACGAGTTAGAAGACAAGAAGCACATGCAAGAGATTCCCAGAGAGGAACTAAGCAGAACTTTTACTGCTTGGGATTTAGGAATGGGTGACTCTACGTCTATCTGGGTGGCTCAATTAGTGGGTACTGAGGTGCGCCTAATCGACTATTACGAGAATCACGGAGTTGGCTTAGACCACTACGTTAAGTGGATTAAAGACAATGACTATCTCAAAGCAGAGCATATTTTGCCCCATGACGTTAGGGTTAGAGAGTTAGGCACAGGTAAGAGCAGAATGGAAATGCTTGAGGAAGCTGGACTAGAGGTCAAGATTAGTCCCAGAATGGGACTAGATGATGGCATCCAAGCGGTAAGAAGGTTATTGCCAAGGTGCTGGTTTAACGTGCCTAAAGTGCAAACAGGACTAAACTGCCTGAGAAACTACCGCAGAGACTACGATGAAAAGCGTAAGATATTCTATGAAAGACCACTACATGATTGGTCTAGTCATGGCTCTGATTCTTTCCGTTACTTAGCCCTTGGATTGGATGAAGGACATTCAACATGGTCTAAGCCTATTAACAAATCACCGAAATGGATTGTCTGATGTATGTAACTATGCAGGGTGTAAATTTAGCACCTAAAGTAAAAGAACTTGAAAAGCGTATCGAAATGCTTGAAAATATGGTAAAAGAGTTACAATTGGATAAACCCAGAATGGGACGCCCTCCAAAGGACAAGCATGGCACAGAACGAGTTAATGTCGATAATCCAATCAGAGATTGATGATGCAATTGGATTTATTGAAAGCGAAACTGTTGAACAGCGCAAACAGGCTCTGGAGGCTTATCTACGACAGCCCTATGGTAATGAAGTTGAGGGTAAGTCTCAAATCGTTACTGGAGAAGTAGCAGAAGCAATTGATGGTGCGCTACCTAGCTTAGTTCGTATCTTTACAGGCTCAGACAATATCGTAGTCTTTGAGCCACAAGGCCCGAAAGATGAAGCCTCTGCAAAACAGGCCACAGACTACTGTAATTGGGTGTTCAATCGTGATAACGCTGGTGTAGCCATTCTGCATGATTGGTTCAAAGATGCCTTGATGCAGAAGAACGGCATCGTTAAAGCGTATTGGGAAGATAAAGAAGACATTACAAAAGAGCGTTACTTTGACTTGTCTGATGACGAGTTAGCAATGCTGATGAGTGATGAGACTATGGAGATTGTCGAGCAAGATACGACAGAGTTTCCAATATTTGACCCAATGGGACAGCCAGTTATAGACCCTATGGGTATGCCTGTTCTGGGTGCTACACACAATGTTGTGGTGCAACAAAAGAAAAAGTCAGGCAAGGTAACGATTGAGAACGTACCTCCAGAGGAGTTCTTGATTAGCAAGAAGGCTAGAACTATTGCTGATTCACCTTTCGTAGCCCACAGACAAATGTTGACTCGTAGTGATTTGGTTGCTATGGGTTTCAATAAGAAACAGGTAGAGAGTTTGCAGATGGGTGATGCTTTGGCGTACACACCAGAGCGTGTGGCTCGTTATGCAGCAGGTGAGCAACCTTACCAAACACAGACAGATGACCCATCAATGCAAGAGATTGAGGTCTTTGAGTGTTATGTCAAAACTGATATGAATGGCAAGGGCATTGCTGCGCTGACTCAAGTCTTTTATGCTTCTAATGAGATTCTGCAAGATGAGGATGGTAAGGAAATGGTTGAGGAAGTGGACTATGTTCCTTTCCACTCAATCTGTCCTATCCCAATTCCGCACAAGTTCTTTGGTAACTCATTAGCTGACAGAACAGTTGACCTACAGTTAATCAAGACCACTATCACTCGTCAGATGTTGGATAACTTATATCTGACAAACAATGCTCGTGTGGTTGCGGTTGAAGGTCAAGTAAACCTAGATGACTTGCTTACATCTACTGCTGGTGGTGTTATTCGTGCTAAGTCACAAGGTGCTGTTCAACAGTTGGTTGTTCAGAACGTGGCTAATCAGGCTTTCCCGATGCTTCAGTATCTGGACACAGTACAGTCTAAGCGTACAGGTGTATCTGATGCTTCACAAGGTTTAGACCCTGCTATCTTGCAGAACGTGACTGCTGCTGCGGTTGCTTCTATGCAACAAGCTGGCGCAGGTAAGATTGAACTGATGGCTCGAATCTTTGCTGAGACAGGCGTTAAGTCTTTGTTCCAAGGCATCTTGCACTTGCTCTGTAAGT